CGTTGTAGTAGCAAACCCCAAACTTATATCTATAAACGTTCAAATAGTTCAAAGTAGTGTAAGATTTAGTTGGTAAATAAATCCCATATCCATTTCCATTCAACCCGTCAAAAAACGTTTCTCCTTCTTGAACAGTTGTAGAAGTATTCCAACCCCCTTGAAATTCTATATTGCTTCCTAAAGTTCCGCTATCTTGAATTGCTTGAACTTGCGTTGAAGAAGCCGAAGCCAAAGCGGTTTTAATTGTTTCTCTTTTATAGCTCGTTACTGTTTCGGTTACTCCAGAATATCCTCTGCCAGCATTAGCTTTAGTATTGGTATCAGTATCCAATAAAACTGTAGTCCCATTTATACTTTGTATCCTGTACCAACCTTCTGTTCCGCCTTGTTCAGCCGAGTTTTTAGAAATTAAACTTTGGAGATTAAGCCCATCAGTCGTGCAGGCAATAAAATCATCTACCAAGATATTGCTTGAAGCAGTTGGGGCGGTCGTATCGGTATAAACAGCGATTGACTGAATTGAAGCGCCTAAATTACCGCCTCCTACTCTTGTTAATGTCAAAGGAAGCCATCTCGCCGTAGAGGGAATTGCTGGGATAAGAAAAGTATCAACTACCGTAGCCCCAGCAGTATCAGAACATAAACAAACCTTCCAGTTATTCACCACGATGGCTGCCGAATTCTTGAACCAGAAAGATATTTTCTGGTAAGCGGATAAGTTTAATGCTCCTGTGGCATAATATGCCTGAAGTATGCTTGCCTGCGGAGCAGCATCAAGAGTTAACTTCATACAATTAGAACCCTCTTTTGCGTCTGTTGCCACTGGCGTTAAAGCAACTGTAGTATCGCCAGCTCCCGTCCAAGCAACTTCGCACATATCTATATTGGCATTTTGAGTCGCTCCCAACGTTATGGTTTTAGAAAGATTAGTCCAAACTCCAGTAGTTCCGAGAGAAACTGGAGCTGGGCTTTTGGCAATCCTAATAATGTCGCCAGGAGCTATCCTGGCTGCCGTTGCACCTGAAATAATTGTCTTCCAAGCCAAAGCCCAAGTAGAGCCGTCATTGGCATCATTTCCGTTTACATAATCAAGATAAAAAATAGTATTTCCAGTTGTTAAATGAATTAATTTTGCCCAGAACCGCCTAAAATTAGAACAAGGTAAACCTTTGTTATTAAACCAATCTTCAATTTCAACAATCGCCTTTCTCATATAAGGCAAATGCCCGAACCAATAACCGCCGTGATTTTTAATAAAATCTAACATAATTCCAAACTAATTATGCCAAAGCACATTTTCAAACTTTTTCATTCGTGCTTTTAGCTTTATGTAATTTCCAAATCTATAGTAAATTCAATTTTATCACCAACATTTAAAGCAATTCCAGTAAAATCTCCGTGAACAATCAAAGTTCCAACAGTTGCAGCAGTGAAGTTCCCAGCATTCGTAATAGTCTCGGCAGCATTCGCAGTTAAAGTCCCAACCCATCTAATTTTATCTGCCACTGGTTGGCTTCTTACTCCCGTAATTCTTGCTTCTGTTGCTTCGGTAAATAAAGCAGTATCTGCTTTGGCTGCAGTTCCAGTTCCAGTTCCCCAACCAATATAATCGCCAGTAGTTTGAACCACTTCATCAATTTTATCTACAATAAACTCTTCTCCTACTTGGGTTAAAACAGTTGCATATCTTTTTGCCGTTCTGAATAAATTAAGGAATTGTATCTTTAATTCTCTTAAAAGCTGTTTTACATTCCACCATAATCCTGGCGTCTCCCATTTTTGCTTATCCGCCCGCCAAATCCTGAAACTCATTTTGGATTTCCCGTCCGAACCTAATTTTAATGTTTGTAGTTTGTCCATTTTATTCCAATTCTGAGGCAGAAATGACTTTAATTTCTCCCGATTCCATCACGCAATTATATTCATCTTCTCCTTCCTCAGGAACGATGATATTTAAAATTTTCAAAATTCCCAGTTCTTTTTTCTTTTCCTCAGAAACCTCAATGATATTTTTATTTTGATTAGAATTTGCCATTTTTTTCCTGCAAATTATTTTAATAAATCGACCTTTTTATTTTTAAATTTTGCCCATTTTCTATAATTACATTTCGAACAAAGTGGTTGTATATTTTCTATCCAATTTGATCCGCCTCTCGCTAATGAAATAATATGATATGGTGGTCTTTTTGTTCCTTTAAGTATTGGCATATTATTCAACACTTATGGTTTCCGGGCGTATGTAACAACGACAATTTGCGTGAAGCGGAGGATTCTCAATGTCCGAATAATCAATATCCATTTTTCCTCCTTCTCTGCCCGTCATACTTTCTCCTTTTTCAAACCAGTTTTCCTCAATTCCGACAATCTTTCCATTCATCGGTTCGCAAAATTCACAAACCCTCTCATCCAAAGCAGTGAACCATTTTAAACTTTTGACTACCTTCGACTGCCTCCACGCTTCTTTGGTCGCCGAGTTTGCCACCGCAAAAGCTTCAGTCCTCGCCACTCTTTCCGCCCGAACCTCATCCGAAAATTCATAAATCTGCTTCACCCTTTTAGTCAATTCCGGCAAGCTCTCGCCGGCATTCAATCCTTCCTTCAATTTTTCTTTTAATAAATCAAGAGTGGTTTCGTTATAACTTTCAGCCATCAAATTGATTCTTTTATTTAAACTATTGACCACCCTTTCCAGATTCGCCTCAAAAGCCTCCTCCATACCGATCAATTTCAAAGCCTCCTTCCCTTCTTTCGCCAAAAGTTTTTTCAAGATCGGTGTCACCCCATCAATCAAAATCGAAACTTCTGCCTCGCTATCAAATAAAGCACCGAAATCGATTTCCTGCTTTTTGCCTTCCAGTTTCCCGATCACTCTTTCTTTTTGTTCTTTGTTGAATTTCTTAATCGCCTCTCCCAAAGCTTTTTCATAAGGCGATACCCGAACCACAAACCCTTTCCAAGCCACTTCCCATTTTTCCTCGTCAAACGCTTTTAAAACTTCCTTGATATTTTCTCCCAAAACTTTCCTTGCCTCTTTTCCGATTAGTTCCCCGATTTTCTTCCTCTTTTTCAAACTCCTTGAAAACCTGACCGATGGTTTCATTTGATTTTTGACTTTCGGTTTTGCTTTTTTCTCCTCGATTGGTTCTCCTAAAGGAATCGAAGCGAAATCAGTCATCACGCTGTCCCCTCCTTCGATAGGTGGTAATCCTTCTCTTTCCCTGATTTCATTAACCGAAGCATAAGGTTTCGCCCCTAAAGCCTTCTCATTTTCCATCAGCTCCAGTTCCCGGTTTTCCGGCACCGGATCCTCGAAGTCCAAAAAGATGTTATCTCCGTATCTCGGCACCAAAAATTCATTAAGATACCCGACAATCCTCTCCATCTGCGGCTTAATAACTCTCAAAGCAAAAACATAATTAGATGCCTCGGCATTCGCCCGATTGACATCTTCGGTCAAACCCAGTATAGTTTTCGGCACCCTGAACCCGGCCAGAATCTTATCCCTCGTCATCCTCTGCATTTCCACAAAATCCATTTCCTTCTGCGTCCATCCGACCGGCGAAAACTCGACCCCCTTCGGCAATATCAGAGCCTTATGGGCTTTCTCAACTCCCCGATAAGTTTCCTCAAATGAAGCTCTCAAAAAATCCATTTGTTCTTTACTCAAATCTGCTTCCAAATGTTTCAGAATCGCATCCGGTCTTGCCGCATTTAAAAAGAAATTTCTATTCCATTCCGTTGCATAATTGTCGGCATCAACCCAGTGAGCGATAGATTCCAAAATCCCTTTCCCCTCATAAGGATCATTGGGATTTGCTTCTCGAAAATGAAGTATCTCATACGGCTTGAAAATTCTGGCTACTCCGGTGAGGGTATATCGATATTCGTCAATAAAATTTGGCAGTTTTCCTTTTTTGATTTCGATATATTTAGGATTTAAAGGATAAATGCTCGTCGGTTTGTCATTGTAATTTTTCACCCCGTCCAGATACCAGAAGGCATTTCCCAGTAAATCCAAATGCTCCTCCAGCGTCTCAAACAACTCGAACTGGCACATAAAAGGATTGACTGCCGCCAGAAGATCAAGCAATTCGTGATCCGGCACCTCAACAATCGTCCCATCCTTTTCTTTCCTAAACATTTTCAGTTTGATATTTCCAACTGCTTCAGCCCTCGCCCTGACGCAGGCAAAAACCCAGTTCTTGTTGTTCTCCAGCAGTTTTGATTTTGATATCCTTTCGCCACTAATAATAAAATCAGAAATCCCCGCACCCGAAACCAAAGGAAAATCCGCTGCCTTTTTTCTAATCAAGCCAAATGTTCCTAAAAATTTATCTAAAAAATTTAGTTTAGCCATAAAAAAGGGCTCATGATGAGACCCGAAAAATTTTCAGATCCAATCATGAGCCCCTATTGCTACACAACTTAGGGCTACAAAATAAATTGTTGGTTCCGGCTCCTCTAAAGCAGAACCTTATTTAAGGATAGCAGAAGTCAAGAACCTCTGTCAAGAGCAATAGTTTTTAATCTTTCTTCAAAATCTCTCTCTGGAATATCCAAATCGAATTCCTGCAATGGCCTCTTGATTCTTTTCGGGTCTCCATCTCTAATTTCTAAAATAATATTACCATATTTAATAGCTTGAGTCAATTTTATGACTCTATCCCATTTGTAATTCACTTCTCTTAAAACTTTTATTTTTTCTCCATTCATTTTTTAAATTCCAATTACTTTTAAATCGTATTCCTTATACATCACATCTTTCAAACCGATTAAAAAGGCATCACATAAATCATCAAATTTCCCCCTCGGTAAAGAGCACAATTCATCGGCAAAAATTTGATGCATCTCATCCCCTTTTCTTAAAAACACTTTTCTATTTTCAAACAGAGGGGCAAGTTCCTCGCTGAATCTTTTTACTTTGTTTTCTGT